CAGGAAAATACTCTTCTACTTGAACAAACGTAATATCACCATCTAAAAATTGTCTTTGTAATCTAATAGCTAAACTTTCATTACCAGTTTTATTAAAAGATAATTCAAAGTTAGTTTCTAAATTTTGTGCATGATATTGTGCAAAGGCATTTTTTCCTCCTGGTTCAAAAAATAAATCAGTTGTATTAGGAATACCATCTGTAGCACCAAGTAAAATTTTTGCTATTTCATTTTTTTCAGTAATACTAGTTTTTGGATTATCATATAAAATCATCAAGTCATTTACTCTATCTTTGCCTTCTTGAATTTTTTTATTTTTAACTGTGTTAAAATCACTAAATTGCTCATCTGCTTCGTCTGAAAACTTTTCTAATACATCTCTAATGTTTACATCATCCATGTAGTTCATAATCTGTAATATGTTTGGATTAGTTATGTCTTCGACCATCATATTTATATTATCTTCAGGATCTCTATTTCCGTATTCAGTTTGTAAAGCATTAGCAAGAGCATCTTTATATACTTGTTGAGCAAACTCTACTGGCTTATTACCACCACTAGTAACATAAGCAGCCAAAGTTTCTTGTAACAATACAAGTTTCGCATCAAACTCTGGTGTATCCATATTTACAGAATTACCCAGATCACCACCTAAAATGTTTGATTGCTCTTCAATTACAATTAAATTTTGTTTTTTTGTTTCTTTTAAATAATTATCAAACAATCCCTCTCTTATTGTAAGATTGTTTACTTCAAAATTGTTAGCAACAGATTGATTTATAAAATCATATTTATATTTATTATTTCTTATTTCAGTCGCAATAGCTAATCTGCCAGGAACATATTGTTCACCAATAGTAAATCCATTCTCGTAAGCATCCATCCATCTCTCAGGTTGATCTGCAAGATTAGCCTGGATAAGTTTTTCTGTGGTATCAAGTAAAGTTTTGTATTTAATATTTTCTTTGGCAATAATCCTATCGCTTTCTAACTTAACAACATTGGCTGCCACTTTAGATACATTTTGTAATCCAGTAACTAAACTATCTGTTTGTGAAGCTATAGCACCTGATGTAGCTGCTTGTGATATCTGTGGTGTAGCTGTAGATCCAGCCTGGCCTGATATTGATGATGTAATATTATAAACTGGTATTCTTGGCATTAGACTGTATCCCCTGATAGTAGTGATGGATTATAAGTTGAAACCATCTCGTAAGTAGATCCGACTCCTTGTAACAAGGAACCAACAGCTTTCATTTGATAAGATCTTGCAAGCATTTGACCTTCTGCACTTTTGATCTCACCTGAATAGCGAAGCTGTATAGCATCATCATCTAACTTTTTCTTCTGTAGTGCTGAGTTATAATTAATTATTTTTCTTTCAAAATTTGCCAACTTTGCATTTTCAGCTAGCACATCTTCTGGGGTACCATCAAGAGATACACCTGACTTCAAATATGCAACTTCAGCGTTAGCCTGGTTGATGGCAAAGGCTCTGTTAAATTTAAAAAGCTCTGTATTTGTTGCTGCATCGACAATACCTTTTTGTTGATCTACAACAGCGGCAGCTCTTTCAAAACTTGCCTGGTTTGCTTTTGCAGTTGCTTTTGCTGCTTCTGATGCTTGTACAGCACCAGCTGCACCAACAACCGCAGCAGCAGCGGTAGCGGCTATTGCAATATGTGACATTACTTAACCCTCGCAAATCTCATATAATCTTTTTTCATATAGTCGTATTTTTTCATTATACCCTCTTGTTTCATTCCTAAAAATTTTGCGAAGCGATAACCCTGGTCAAAATCTTTTATGACTGCCGTTTGTAAACGGTGCATATTATTTTTGACAAAAAGATTATCTGTGTACCTTCTAATAGTTTTACAGATATCAAAAGAGTAGATTTGTATGCTTGTTGAAGCAATTACCCACCCCTCAAAACATCCATCCCATAATTTTATGACACCACCACATACAACTGGTCTGCCATTAATTACTCCAGTAAAGCAATCATCTACCTCTAAGTTATCAATAAAACTTAAATCTTTTGTTTGGCCTATCAGGGAACTATTAATATCCTGGTAGACTATATATCCGTGTTCTTTAATAAACGGAAAGATATCCATTAGCCGTCATAAGTGTTGAGCTGTGGGAATAGAGCTGTTACAGACATTGGCAGAGGTTGAGTTTGTTGTATGTAAACAAAATTATCTGTTTCATAATCAGACGCAAACTCGATAGATTTATCTCCAGTAAACAAATCAACTGGTTGATCCATAGCCATAGAGCTATCACGGAACGGAATAAGATCTGTTTGTACTGAGCTGCTGCCTATCTCTGCTCCTACAGTTTCAAAAAATCTCGCAACGATTTCATGTATTCTTTTTACTTTACCTTGTGCTACACCTTCAGCACTACCACTTTCTATTCTCATAGTCTGTAGTTTTGAAGTGTATTTTAAACCAACAATAACTTTAGTTGCAGATCTATCCAGGGTGATAGCACCACTAGAAACAACTTTATCTGCATGGGTAGCTCCGTTAGCCAGGATACTTACAGTCTGACCTTCCAGGTGAGAAAGACCAGATAGAGAATTGACTGCACTACCTGAGTAAACTAATCCACTATCCAGGAACCAGGCATCTTCAATATTAGAACCAAAATCAAATGGTTGTAGATATTCTATGTATCTTTTTGTGCCACCATCGATAGTTCTTTTGACTATCATGTACAAAGTATCTTCACCTTTGGAAGATGCTGTTGAGTTAGATATAGCTGCAACACTTTCAACTACGGCATCACCGCCACTGAAAGCACCACCTAAAATATGTCGATGCCAGGCAACTACGTTCTCTCCTCTTTGATATGTCATCCCAGTTAGAACACCATCAGACCGTACAACCCAAACAATAGAGTCAGGCTCTTGCTGATAAGTCCAATTTGTAAAACCAGTACCGACACCTGAACCACCAATGTGTTCTGCTAAAATAGTTAAATCAGGTGCTATGTATCCGTCAGTGTCGAAATCAAATACTAATTCTCTAACTTTTTTACCAGCTCTTTGTACAAATAAAATTCTATTACCAGCTAGTAAAGCATCAACTTCTGATGTGCCATAACCAGCTTGTCGTTTTATTTGTATGTTAGTTGGTGTGATAGGTTCAGCGGAAGATGAAGCTGTAGCAACAAACTCACCTCCAGTTGTTCCAATCAAAAGAGTACGCAAACCCTTGATGTATCTGATTGCGTTTACCTGGTCAGATCCGATAGTAAAAGTCATGCCATCTGTTGCATTTGTACCAGTGGTCATATCTTCAAAATCACCAGATTTAGAAAAAAATAATTTTTGTGGATCTGCATTAGTACCAGCAAAAACTAATCGTTCTTCAAAAAATGTCACCGTGCTTGGAAAATTATTTGTAGAGGTGAAAGGATTATTGGTCGGTGCATATAAATTCAAAGTCCAGTTGACATGAGAAGTTCTGGATAGTTTTCTTGGTTGATGACTCGGATGTACAATAAATAAAACATCAGCTGACTGTGCAAACTTTAATTCATTTGCTTCAGCAGCAGAGTAGGGTGTTGCTATTTCAACAGTAGTACCACTATTCAAAACCTGGCCACCATCTTTATATACTCGCATATATTGATTACCAAACTCCAGTACATAAGTTTGTGTAGTAGAAAACTCAAATGGAACTAATCTTGCTTCACCATTGTTTTTTGTGGCAGAGATAAATCTTGTTCCTGGTCTTCTCGTGGCTCCGCCATGAGGATGAACAATCATATTCTCCAGGGTTTTACATCCAGAAAAATATTTAGGTAAATCTATTCTTCCATCTAACCTGGGTGATAGTTCACCAGCTGTAAAATTACTGAACGCAAAAGTGGATCTAGGCATTATTTTTTCTTTTTAGGTTTCTTTGTTTTTTTTACTTTTACTTTTTTTTTGTAACTGTTTGTATGAGCAACAGATATTTGTTTACTCATTACTTCTTCTTTTTTTTCTTTTTCATTTTTCGCAGCTTTTTAAAATCAGCAGCGTCAATCTTTTTCTTATTACCGCCCATAGCAGCAATTTTCTTTTGTTTCATTGAATAAGTACCTGGCATAATTATAACCTCGCATTGATGAAGTCATCAGCCTGGATACGAGTTTCATCATCAACAGTACCTTCAGTTGCATCTGCAAAACGAGCATCTTTAAGTTTTTGTTGATATAATGAAAACATTCTATCCATAAGAGATGATGACTGTGTTATTGGATATGCCAGCTCGGCTGCCAACCTTGCTGACAATGTTTCGATTAATGAAGCATCATACTGAGTAGTATCAGTAATAGCTGCAACATATAAGATTTTGATTGAGCTTTCGTCAGTCAATAACTTTCTACCCTCAATTCTAAATCTTTCGTTATTAGAAAAATTAGAATTTTCTGATCGTAAGACTCTCAAACAATCAGCTGGAAGAGTATAAGCACTTGAAAACTCAAATGATGGAGCCACTGTATCTTGAGCTAGCTCCACTCGTTTTTGTAAGCAATTCCAGGGATGCTCACGGAAAACGGCATCTCTCACTAATTCATACCGTTGGTTACACAATCGTGCATTTTTAGATGTTTCAGTGAGGCTAATAATTGTATTACCGCCTAACATATTTAAAGCTGAATTACATATATCAACTACAGATGCCATTTTCTCTCCTTACGTTATTGTGTGTAATAAACTACACAGTGTATTGTTCCAGTGGCAGAAGCACCGCCAGTGGTCAAAATCACATCGGTAGATGCAGTTGTTCTGTGACCAACACCAGTCATTGCAGCAATCGGATTTCCAGTGGAAGCTCCGCCTAACATTGACTGAGTTTGACCAGCTACATTCCAAGTTCCAGTTACAGCAAAAAACAAATCATCATCATCTGCTGTTCCACATTTCAAAGTCACTGAACCGCCAAGTGCATCACACTTTACGATTACATCGTGAATTTTTGAATTTGCTGGTATTCTTGCAATGGAGATATCAGAACCAGAAGCTAAAGAAGATGCCTCAAATGTTCCGTGGAACACTTTGATATTTCCTCCAGCTGACTCACTATCAACTTTGACGACAGGAGTTGCATCCATGTTTGTAAGTTCTACGCCTTTTACACTAGCCATGATTTACCTCCTTACGCCTCGTGTGCCTGAATAGAAACAACTTTTTCTTCTTCCATTCTTGTGGCTCCGATTGACATGCAGTAATAGATTTGAGTTGCATAACCGACATCGGCACGCTCATCAATTCTTGACATGACATCTTTACCTAATGCTAGCTTGATGCCGTCTTGAGCATAAGCGAAGCAAAGTCTTTTGGAATTAGAAACACTAAGTCTGTTAGATACGATGAATTGGAAACCCATAAATGTGTTTACTTCACCAGTAACTAAAGCTCTGACTGTATTAAAGTCAGCACTTGTGACTGAAGTTGTGCCTAATAGGTCATCTATTTGTCTTGGTGATACAACAATGTATCGTGGTATAGACGCATCAACAGAAGCTAAATCAAAAGTTCTTTTAGCTTGTCTTAGCTTT